GTTTTAATGGGTAACCATCACCTTTATGCCATTCAGCATCCATAGTGTAATATAATTGCATATAGTGTAATCTAAAATCATTATCATTTTCATATTTATGAGCCATTTCATATATTCTATCTACTACTTCATCTTTTATAGTTCCATCAACTGAATTAAATATTTCAAGAAAATCATCCCATAATTCATCCGCTTTATTTTCATTAACAGCTATTTTATTAATACTATCAAAATATCCCGCATCTGTATAAATATAAGCAGTCGAATCTCCTTTAGTTTGTACATAGACACAGTGCTTATCATCTCTTCCCTGTGCTTTAAATATCTGAGTCATTCTTTGATTATACATAAACTCTCTAACTTCTGATTGATTTTCTGGCTTGTAATTAAGTTTCTTTATTCGTTTCCATGCATTAGGGTCAGTATATTTTTTATTCATTATTGTCATCAACAAGCTCCTTAGCTATCAACATATCTATATATTGCTTTGCTTTGTAAAGGTCTTTGATACCATCTTTGTATCTCCACCTTGTTATATATTTTATCACATTCCCCTCTGCAAAACCCATTTGATTATCATGTATGTAATCAAAAGGTTCTATATCAAAGTGATAATGTACAGGGTTAGTAGCTTCCATTTGCTTTGCATATGATTCTGCAAAACTATATTTTTTATTAGCTGGGTAAGCCCTATTGTTAGAGTCTTGATTTGCTTGTGGTTGTGCCATTCTTTCCTCCACATTCCATTGTTTCATTTGTTTATATTCTCCCCAAGATAAATTTGGGTACTTTTCTTGATAATCATCCCACTCTCCTTGTGTAAAATCATAAGGAGCTTTTGGGTTTTTCCATCCTGCTGTCATTATTCTAAATCCTCCAATGTAGTCGATATAAATATCGGTGTTTTTTCTCCATACCATGCTCCAACAGAGTTATAGTCAAACCATTCTATTGCCATTTCTTCAGCTGCTTCTCTACTTTCACAGTCAGGGTCATCCATAAAATTGTCAGTTAGTATTTCTACACACTTTCTTGCATCGTATATAGCAATTGGACCTTTGTATTGTTGATATCCTAATCCTACAAAGGCATCTTCGTACTCATCGTAGAGCATAACTTCTTCCTCAAAAGCTTGTAAATATATATCTAATTTATCTTTTAATGTTTTCTTTTTAGCCTTTGCCATTTTCTCTACTCTTTCGTAACTTATCTTTAATTTTCTGTTGTCTTTGTACACTTTTCGGTATAAACTCTGACTTTTTTCTATATGTCTTAATTATATCATCTTTTTCAATAGACTTTTTAAACCTTCGTAATAATTTTTCAAAAGTTTCGTTTTTCTTTGCTGTTACTTTCATAATTTATAATCTTCCTTCACTGCCCACGATGGCTTACATACTTCCATATCTACACCAAGTGGGATATTCAATGTGTTTTCTTTCATTAGTTCTTTAATTTTAGGTGCTACTTCATCCAACTCCGACTTATGTATCTCACATATAACTTCATCGTGCACTTGAAGTAGTAGATTACTCTTCTTATCTTTTAGGTAATCGTGTATTTCTACTATTCTTTCACTCATAATATCAGCACTCGTGCCCTGAATCAAGTAATTTACACCTCTATATGCATAATCTTTTGGAACTTTGTATATTCTTCCATACTTATTTCTAACCCAACCCTTAGTTTCAATAGTCTTAACCACAGAGTTAAAAAATTCTTTTGACCCTTTCATGTTTTCTAAATATGTCTTTTTATATCTGAAAGCTTCATTAGCACTTGTATTTAATTGCATTGCCAGCTTATCTTTACCAATACCATATATAACTCCAAAAGTAATTGACTTAGCTAATTGTCTATAGAACTTAAATTCAGGGTTATCCTCATCCATATTAAAAGCTATCTTAGCTGCTTCTCCATGAAAGTCTACATCATCTTGTTTCATGAGTTCATTCATTTCAGCGTTATCAACATAATACATGAACACTCTAACTTCCATCTGTGAGTAATCATACGCCATAAGCGTGTAATCCTTACGAGGTACGAATAGATGTCGGATAGCAATCTGTGTTTTATCTTTGACATCAAACTTATCACCACCTAAAAAACTCCATGTATCAACCACATCATCAGTAAGAGTCACAGTAGAATCGCCACCTTTGCTAGATATCAAAGCAGATATCCTACCCTTAACTTCATCACGTTGTTCTTCATCAAGTTCTCTGTCTGCAACGTATATCGTGTCTCTAGGTATGTTCTGTAAATTAGGGTTACTAGATGATAACCTACCCGTGACAGTACCCCAGTTTTTAAATCCTGTATGTAATACGGGCATCTCTAAATAAGGCTCTATGTAAGTAGAGTTAAATTTATTAAGTGTTCTATATTGTCTTATCAAACCTGCGAGTGGGTGATTAACTTGAACTAAGACTGCTTCATTCCAAGCCTCTGCTCCCGTGCTAGTTTGAACAGGAGAGTGTATATTCATCTTATTAAATATCTCCCCTATCTGTGATGGACTACTAATATTAAACTTAAAGTCTATCTTATCAAAACCTAACTCACTTTTGGCTAAATCGTATATACGTTGCTCTAACTTATTTAATCTTGTAAGGATTCTTTTATTGGCAGTTTGGGCATATTTATTATCTATAGCAACGCCCCTGCTTTCCATATCATACAAAGCCTTACTTAACTTACATTGTAACTTTAGTAAGTCAGTCATACCTGCTTGTTTTATCTTAGATAATCTATCAACATATAGTCTTTTAGTGCATTTAACATCCTCTATACAGTATGGACCTAATACATCAACAGGTGCTAACGAGTAATTATCTTTCCATCTTACTCCATCAGTGCGGTTTGACTTTAGAATTTTGTCTGTATCTAAATCATACTGACCAGCAACTTCTCCGTAGTCTTTTATAGTTATATCCAATAGACTTAATTTGTTTACTGTGGTAGCCTCTGTCATTCTAACCATGACCAACACATCAATCATCTGCATATTAGATATATCCATCCCTTGTTTTTCTAAAAACTTAGCATCAAATTTAATATTGTATCCAATAAGTATATGACATGTATCATTTAGAAACTGTATCAAATCGTTTACGTCAGACATTTCTAAATTATTCCCTTCTTCATGTCTTACAGGAAAGTAATAAGTGGGTGCGACATCTATTGTATCATGATTTGTTACGGGAGTAAGTCCTATACCACATAATTTAATATCAGGATTATAAACATCTAAACCATTAGTTTCTACGTCTATTATCCAAGTATTTGTAGCACTGTAGTCATTCTTAAGTGAGCTAAGTGTATCTTTAAAATTATCTGTATTTACTATTAATGAGTTCATAATTATTTATCCTCCCCAAGATGAGTCAAACTTGGGGAGGAAATTGAGAGGAGGTTACTAAAAAGGCATCTCTACATCATCTGAATCATCAGACATTGTAGATACTGCGTCTTTAGGTGTTTCCATAGGTGTATTGTTGTTAGAAGATGGTACGAATTTTTTACCATATCTATTGGCAAAATATTCATCAAGGGGAGTCAATTCAGATGTCTCCTTAATTCTATCTTCTGGTATCTCAATACTCTTATCAGAAACAGTTGTAATGGTATAAGTAGTATCAGTACTCAAACCATTTCTTTTTATTCTAAGGACACCTTTATCTAGTCCTTGCCAATCATTGTATATGTCGACAAGTTCATTCCATAGGTATCTGCCTCTTCCGAAGCTTAGAGTAATAATTCTAAAATCATTTATAGGCTCTACAAACACAGTCTTACCTGATGGTAATGTGCGTTCTTCCCAATCTAAGTCTCCTGCGAGTCCTAAGTTTGGTTTCTCAGGGTGTATAACTTCTGATACATATGCCCATAAAGCAAACTTTCTTGAAGGTACACTTCCTTCTGGAACTTCATCTGCAGGTCCTTCTTCAGTATGTAGAACAGACTGCCATCTTCCATCTTCTCTGAAAGTGTGCAATCTTATCTCTGCTAGATAAGGGTCTTCAGGTGTCCCTGTTGCTATTGATTTTATAAAGGCTTGGTCTCCATCTTGTTTCAAGAACAGTTCCCTGCCTAAGCTATTGTTTGATAGAGAGTTTCTATTCTTCTGATAACTCTCGTATCTGTTTTGTATGTCGGCTATTCCTGCCATCTTTTCTCCTTCACCAGATTCTCCGGTTTTCTATTGTTTCTTTTATTGTATCATAATTTTTAACTTCCTGCACATCTTTATATCCTATAGGAAGTTTCAGATAAGATATATTAACACGACCTCTTAATCTTGTCAATATGTAATCTCTACCTTTTTCACCTGCTTCATCATTATCTAAACATAAGATAATTTCTTTAGATGGTAATTCTAATATTAACTCCTCTTGAACCTTAGACATTTGCATACCAAGTAAAGCAACTGCCTGATATCCAAGCTGATTCAACCACATTGCATCTAGTGCACCTTCAGTTATACACACTGCATTGGATGTATCCACTAATGGTTGCCCAAATAATATATGTGATTTCTTAAATCCTTTAGCGTAAACATATTTTGGCACACCAAACTCCCTTCTAATTATCCACCCAACTAGTTTTGCATCTTTATCATGAGCAGGGATTACTAATCCATTACTAGATGTTATGCCACACCCCCATCTATTCAATGTAAACTTATCAAACCCTCTGTCAAATATCCATTTAGGCACTACATATTGTTTAAAAGGGAACTCTTTTTCTTCAAGTGCTGATAATCCAAGAGGGGCAGGAGTATCTATCTCAAACATTTTTACAGGGTCATAACCCTCCGAGTTCTCTACTAAAAAGTCTAGTATTTTACGAGCACTCCATCCCATACGTTTTCTTATAAAGCTTTTTAAACTACCTTGACCACAGCCAGCAAAGCATATCCATACACCTTTATTAGTATTTATAGCTAACGAAGGTTTATCATCCTTATGAAAAGGACATTCTATATTAAACTGTTCTGCACCTAATGGTACATCTACACCAATCTTGTGTAAGATTTCAGTCCAGTCTATCATATCTTGTTTTTGTTGGTCTAATCCTGTATATGATGTCATCTTTTACTTGTCTATATCCCTCCGGAAATGTAGTTCCACATTTTATACATGAGGGGTCGTCTTTTATTATTCCTAATATTTTAACTTTTGCACTTCCGTCTGCTTTTAGTATAGGCACTCTCACTGTCAATCCAGTTTTAAGTTTACCATTAGCACTACATTTACCACACCTTAATTGTAAAAAGGTTTGGTCTTTATATTTATGCATTAGCTTGCTCAATGTGTCCATTGTTTACCCTCCATATAAAGTCAAAGTCATTAAATGCTAAATCCCCATCTCTATATTTTTGAAATTGTATTTGTCTTTTATCTGCTATCGGCATATCTAAATCATCTTTCATCATTGACATAGATACTGCCACATCTGACGCTCTAATCAATGCATCACCAAATGCCACTTGACTAGGAGCAGGTGGCACATACATGTCAGCTGCATCTCTAGTGGCTTGAGTTGATGCCAT